TGTTGTCCAGCGAGTTGAAGTTGAGCAGGGCCAGCCAGTCGTAGCAGGCCAGCGTCATCGTGGCTCGAGTTGCGCCGTAAGTCGGAATGTACGACTTCACGAACCCCGAGTAGATGGGGTAGGACACGCTCGCCCAGGTGGCCGTAATCCTGATGGGGTGGCCAGGGGTGAGGCCCGCACCGGCGTAGTAGTAGGGCGACCCGGTGTTCCAGGGCGAGAAGCGACCGTCTTGGTTGGTCAGTGTCATCGTGGCCGTCGACGGCCCCACTTGGTTGAGCTCATGTTGGCGGCCCATTGCGGTGGACAGACCCTGGACATATTTCGTGATGTCGGTCCAGTCGCCCGAGATCAATGTGTCGGTGGGGTACTTCTGAAACGCCACCTCGACCTTGATGGCGGGCATGGTTAGCGTGGTCATGCAGCCGATCCGAAGATGTTGACCGACGAGCTGCGCTGCGCCTGGAGCACTGTGGTCTGCAGCGATGGGAGCATCAGCGTGGCGAACGTCTTGCCGTCGATCTGCAGGTTGACCTGGGTGCTACCGCCACCGTTGCCACCGCCGAGGTTGTTGTTGCTGGTGATGTATCCCGACGACGATGGGGTGAACAACTCGGGGCCGTTCTCGCCGATGATCGTGGGCATGCCGCCAGTAACAGATCCACCAGATGCGTGGCCCTTGGCCGGTGGTGGCTTCGATGATCCGCCACCGCCGAAGATGCCGTCCCAGATCTTGCCAGCGATGTTGCCGACGCTGCTGACGATCTTCCCCGGCAGCGACGTGAACCAGGAGATAGCCGGCTGTAGCACGTTGTTTTCCAGCCATGTGCCGATCGCCAGGGCGCCGGCGAAGATCGTCCCGAGTAGGTCGCCCAGAGCGGTAAACGCTTTACCGGGCAGAGCGGCGAACCAGTTATGAACTGGCGCTGCGACGTTGTCCTCGAACCAGTTGAAGATCTTGATGGCGTCCTTGAAGATCGTCCCGAGTAGGTTGCCCAGAGCGGTGAACGCTTTACCGGGGAGCGCAGTGAACCACTGAATCACCGGAATCTCGACGTTGGTGACGAACCATTCGCTGATCTTGATGAAGTCCTTGAAGATCGTCCTGACGATGTCGCCGATAGCCGTGAAGGCTTTGCCGGGTAGGGCGGCGAACCACTTGAGCACTGGGATCTCGACGTTGGTGACGAACCATTCGCTGATCTTGATGAAGTCCTTGAACACTGTGCCGATGATGTCGCCGATAGCGGTGAACGCTTTACCGGGCAGGCTGGTGAAGAAGGTGATCACCGGCAGGATGCCGTTCTGCCACACCCATACCCCGGCAGTCTTGAGCGCACCGAATACCGTGCTGACGATGTCGCCCAAGGTAGAGACGATCTGGCCAGGCAGTCGGGTGAAGAACCCGACGACGGCGTCGACCGCCTCGGTGAAGATCTTCTTCACGTCGTCGAACACCTTGCCAAAGAACTTGACGATGGTGCCCCAGTGCTTGATCAGTTCCATGACGCCAAGCACCATGAGAGCGATGACGCCAATGATGATCATCATGGGGACCACGATGGGCGACAGCGCCCCGTCGACCATGAACAGCGAGACGGCCCACACCGTGAACGCAGTAGCGAGCACGCCACCGACGACGATGGCTAGGGCGATAGCCACGTCCTTGTGCTTCTCCAGCCAGGTGACCGCTTTCTGGATGATCTTGACTAGGCCGTCGATGACGGGGATCAGCTTCTCCCCAAGCGTTTTGAGCAGGTCCTCCCCGTTGGCCTTCATGGCCTTCATGCGGCCCGCCATGGTGTCGGCAGCGGTTGACGCTTGGCCGCCGAACTTCCCGCTGAGTGCGTCGAGGATCTGCCCACCAGCGGACTGGGTATCAGCGAGCTTCTTGTGGGCCGCCTCCACCTTGCCGAGCGCCGCCTCATAGGCACCGTTCGCCTTGCTGGCCGGGTTGATGGCGTCGGGGGCTTTAGTCAGGATGGCGTTGGCTTTGTCCTGGGCACTGGCCAGGCCGTCCTGGGCCTTGGCGGTCGCCTTGGCCCCACCGGCGGCGACGTTCAGATCAATTCCCATGGCCTTGAGCGGCTTGGTCTGGCCGTTTGCGGCTTTTTCAACGAGGCCGATGGCGGTCTGCAGGTCGATGTGCTTGGCCGCTGCGATGTTCGCAGCGAGGCCCATGTCCTTCATGATCGGGGCGGACTTGCCCTGTGAGGTGAGCAGGCTCCCGACCGCTTCCTCGGTCTGTGCGTTCGTGTACCCGAACTTCTCCATCTGTGACGAGGTGGCGTCGATCTGTGGCTTGAGGGCATCGAACGACGTGCCGGCTGCCTTGGCCGAGGCGACCATCGAGACGTGGGCGTCGTCGTACTTGGACGCCATGTCCACCGCAGCGACGCCGACGGCTAGTGCGCCGCCAGCGATACTGGCCGCAGCGATGCCGGAGACCTTGCCCGCCTGCTCGAAGGAACTGCCGCCGCCCTTGGCGACCTTGTGCATGGCCCCTTCGGCCTCGCCGAGTTTGGCCATGAACTCGGTGGTGTTCAATCGCAGCAGGGCTGCTACTTCAGCGAGCGCCATTTACTTGTACTTCAACAGGCTCTTGGCCTGGGCGTCTTCGAGGATCTTGGCCATGACTTCGCTCCCAGCCGAGGTGGCCTTGGCCATGTAGCCATATTTCAACTCCATGGCCGGGGCGTACAGCGGCGCTCCTCGGACCTGGCCGGCAGTGCTGCTGCCTTCCCTGGCGGGCTTCTTCTTGGTTGCGGCCTTGGCCCGGTGGAAGCCCTCGACCTTGCCCTTGGCTGACGCCTTGGCGATAGCGATGCCCTCCATCTGGCTTAGGTGGCCGCCAGCGGTGCCGAACCGGGTGATCACGTCCTTACCCTTGGACTTGGCGAAGGGCCCGAAGCGCATCGAGTCGTCGCCCTGGCCCATGGAGATGATCTCCTTGCCGTTGCGGATCGACCGCTTCAGTGCGCCCGACTCGGCGGCGGCGCGGGGGTCGACGTAGGGCTTGCCGTCGGCCGGGGTGGTGATCTTGTACTTGGGCGCTGCAGCCTTGGCGATCTTGCCCAACTGGCGGCCAGTCTCTCGTAGCGTGTACTTGTTCGTGGCTGACTGCTTGTGCCGGATCTCGCCGACCACACCGGTAAACGTGTTCTTGGTGATCTCGAAACCCATCGTTAAGGCGTCAGCCATTGCTCGCTCCTAGACACTTAGCCAGTTCGTTCAGTTCGTGCTGGCGGTGGATGGTGTGGATGCGGCCCATGACCCGCAGCTTGAAGTCCGACATCTCGCCGTCTTCGAACTGGTAGCCGGGTACGGCCTGGGCGATGAGGTAGACCTCGTGACAGTCACTAAGCCAGCGAGGTAGTGGCTCGGCGAGCTGCTTGCCTTCGAGAGCCGAGGCCAGACTCAGGAAGGCAGCGTGGGGCTATCTGGATCGGGGGATACCCCGAAGTCAGGCATCAGTGCGGCGACGTACCCAGCGGCCTGGCAGTGCTGGTCGATGAGCTTGATGGCTGCGTCGGGCAGGTCGTCCAGTACCTCTTGACACACAGAGCCGTAGGACCACTCACGCACCACCGCCAGCACCAATGCCTCGGCCATGTCTTCTATGCCCGAGAGTCCATCGGCCGAGGCCAGCATGCTCTGGCCGACATCGGCCGCCAGGGCATCGGGATCTTGGTCCTGGTTCACCCCGGCAGCGGGACGGGCCAGTGCGAACAAGACATCACGGAACCGGCGGGCCGACTTGCGGGGAATCTCGTCGGCTTCCCGCAGGTCGGCCCATTCGCTATTCGGCAGTTCTAGGCGCATCAGTAGAGCGACGTGGTGCCGGTGGCCTTGGTCGACAGCGTGACCTTGACGGGCGACAGGCCACCGCCGGCGGTGGTCTTGTCCGTGGTATTGGCGATGGCTTGGAACGGCACGTCGAGGATGACGTAGGGCTTGCCGTGCTGCATCAGCTTCACCGACTCGTAGTTGGCCTGGCTGCACTGGATGGTGATGCCGTTGTCGGTAGCCGCCACGCCGACGCCGGTGCGGGCCGTCAGGGTGAACGAGGGCTGGTTCTGCAGGATGTAGTTGTTCAGCTGCACGTCGTCGTCGACTACCAGCGACGTCTTGACGCTGACGGACACCGGGCCGCCAAACATATCCATCGGGTCCTGGGTGCCGTTCAGGGTCCAGATCTCGGCGAACGCCTGGCGCTTGAAGTCGTAGTCGGCATGCTCGACCTTGGCCGTGATGGAACTGGCGCTCACGATGGCCGTCGACAGCGCCGGGGACGCTGCTGCGCTAGAGACGAAGTGAGTCGCATCGGTGATGCTCGACACCGTCGTACCTGCCGGGAATGCACCGGCCGTCCCGCTAAGGAAGGTCAGCGACATGCCAGCCTGCAGTCCTGCAGTCGAGTCGCAAGTGATGGCAGTCGTGACGCTCGAGCACCCGGTCAGCGTTTGGCCCATGCTCACCGTGGCAGTGCGAGCCGGCAGCGGGGTGAACGTCGAGAACGACGGCGGGATGGTGCCGGGGTTAGCGACTACGCCCGAGGCGAAGCTCTTGGCCGTGGCGGTGTAGTCGACCACTGCGCCGGGTGCGAACTTGATAGCGAGGTCGGACACCACGCAGTTGGCATAGACGCGGGTGTTACCAGCCGTCTGGCCGGCTGCGCCACCGGCGGGGTTGTAGTCGTACAACAGGATGCTGCTGGGCTGGCCGTTGGTCTTGTTGTACGGGCTGAAGGTGTACTGGGTCGGGGTGGTGCTGGCCGTGGCGGTGTAGTCGTATGCACCGAAGAATGAACTGAGCAGGTAGCCGAACGTATCGGGGAACAGTGCGCCAGCCAGCGAGATGTTCGCCACCCGAGTGCCTTGCTCTGCTCCGAAGATATCGGCCTGTGAACCACGGAAGGCCTTGTCGTAGAGCTGCGTATAGTCATCGCTGAAGTCCATGGTGTTGACGGCGATGTAAGCAGTCGGGCCGACGGCGCTCGTCAGCTGCAGGTAGCAGTAGACGTTGGCGCTGTGGTCGTGCGCCAAGGCGCTCACCGTCAGCGTTCCAGGTGCCCCCAGCGTGCCAGCGACGTACGCCGACACGGTGACGGTCTCCGTGAGTGGGCCGTCGACGATGACCATAGACATGGCAGTGGCAGGGGTGCCCACCACGTTGGTCACCGATATAGAGGTCCCGGTAGCGGAGACGGCGGCTGCGATGTTGCAGTTGATGGTGTCCTTGGCGACACCGATGAATGACCTAAAGGATGCAATTGCCATCTGGCTCAGACCTCGTTCTCAGGCGCAGCGGCCTGCTCTGTGGCCTTGGTGGCCTTGGGTGTAGTGGACATGGGGACATACAGCTCGAAGGGCGCACCGGGGTCGGTGGCGTAGTCGTAGGCCGGGCCGACCTCGGTGACTCCTGGGATGTAATAGGCGGTCATGTCGCTCCTAGTTGAGGGTCAGTACGTTGATGGACACGGATAGTTCGCACAGGCGGCCGACCGGCGATTCGGTCCACGATGCGTTGCCGCCAGTGGTCCCAGCCGGGTGGGCCTCGATGATGGTGGTGCCGAGTGATGGATCAGTACGCACGGCTGACTCGACGTAACTCGCCAGCGTGTAGGCCCTTTGGGTAACGGCCACTGGGTCGGGGTCGCCGCTCCAGGTCGACACCAGGCAGGTGATCGTGTAGCGCTCCTCGAGCGAGCCCTGGGCGTAGCCGCCGAGGAACACCTGGGGAACCACTGTTCGCATCACGTCGGTGGCGATCTGGATGATGTCCGATGGCATGTCCATCGGTGGCTCGCCTTGGCACACCAGGATCGGCAGCGAGTCGGTGGCCACCTGCGCGGTGATGAGCGAGGTAAGTGCAGCGATGGCGGCGGGGACAGTAGAGACAGTGGTGGTCATGCGACGCTCGGGTGGCGTCTGCTCGGCTCCAGCAATTCCCTGACCCGCCCGCTGACCATGAAGCCCAGGATCGGGCGGTTCGGCTCGTCGTCGTCCACCTGCGACCCGCCTGGGCGGGGACGCCCCTGCTGGGTGAGTTGGAAGTGGGTGCGGACCAGTTCGCATGCGGCCTGGGTGACGTTCGGCGGGACCGAGGTCAGGCCAGCGATGTAGGTCACATCGACCGAGTCGGTGCCACCGAAGAACGGCATCACTGCGCCACCAGGACCACGGCGCACGATTGAACGATCCTGTTCGAACATATATGAATACATGGTTCCGAGGTCAGGGCGACCGGTCGGGATCTGGTTCAGCCGGTACTCGACCGGGCCGAGGTACTCGCTAACCG